CTAAGTAAGTTGACTCTTACTCTAGAGCTATTAACCCAGCAGAATCAGTCTCTATTAGACAGTATGCACTCACAATAAATTAAAATAGGAATACCATGAAAACAATCAACCAAATCAGAGAAGCTTCTCAAGCCAAATGGGTAATCACTGTTAAACAGAAGTTCAACGGCTTAAAGCTTAAGGACTCTGTAGAAGTAGTTGCACGCGGAACTACTGAGGCTTTGAAGAAAGGCGCTAAGAAACTTGGTGTTCCAGAAGCTTGGAAGCATGCAGGCGTATTGGACGTTAATAAACTATCGGAAGGTACTGAGTCTCTTGATGAAGTAAAGGGTGATAAGGCGGCTTATCAGGTATTCTTCAATAAGACCTTAAAGAAGTACGGTGCTGAATCTCCAGAAAGCTTATCCGACGCAGACAAAAAGAAGTTCTACGACGAGATTGATGCAGGCTGGGAAGGCGATAACGAGGAAGACTAGTATGTTGACTTTCAAAGAAGTGATGGAAGCTGTTAGTGCTGATGGTAGAACCAAAGGCGTTAAACAGGCTATCGAACGTGCAGCTAAACGTAAAGCCTCCAAGCTATCGGAAACAGATAAGATATTAGCTAAGGCTAACTTATCTATCTCTGGTATGGGTGAGAATATGACTGCTGGTGGTTCTGTGGGTACTGGCGACATAGACACTTACGAAATGCCCCTTGGTAAAGTAAGGAAACGTAAAAAGTGATGAACTTTAAAGAGTTACGGGAGAGAACTAAATCTTCTGGAATGGTAAAGAAGCCGTTGGATAAAGCAACGGCTGCGACTATGAAGATGACAGTTAAAAATGTACATACTTCATTGGACCGATTAGCTTGGCAACTAGAGAATCAGGTTGAGGTCGATGGTGATATGACACCCTCTATTAAAATGATTGATGCGCTAATTAAAGATGCTAAAACTATCGAGAAAGAATTTAAGAAATTACTTAAAGTATAGTATAATTCTTAATATAATTCTTAATTTAAGTATGACTGTATTCCTGACGTTACCAGAAAAAAACAATACGCCTATATTATCTGAATACGGCACCAGAGAAGCCAACTTGACTAACGTTGTTGCTGGTGCTGCTGGGATTGATTACCCTAAATCTATGACGATTAATAGTGGTTCTTGGACTACGCAAGCCACTATATTAGTGTACGACGATATACTTCGGTTCGATAAAGGTACATTAACCAACACCACTCCGATCACCAAAGATAATTTTAAGTTTAGCACCTTCCAGACTAACATATTTTGGTGGGTTGATAACTTAATTGGTATGGAATCTGATTGGAGGAAGAATGCCTCCCCAGGAATTGTGGGTAATACAGCATATGGTTATGGGCAGTTCACAGAAGCTTCAGTGATAACGGCTCTTAATAGGTACACAGAGCATATCAAAAGGTATAATAAAAGACATACCATACAGATTAAAGTGCCTGAGTGGGTGACTAATGGTAAAAGACGGATTGCTGATAATAATTATCATACTGATATTATGGATGAATTATCGTATGACCAAGTGAGTGCGCTGATTATAATCCATGCACATTCTAAACTAACAAACGACTTTGATTGGGTTAAACTCCAACGGGCTGATGTATTAGCTGCTAAACGTATATATTCTGCTGGGCATCACACAGATCCTGATGCTAAGACTAAAGCCCGTATGGATAGTTTTTGGATAGATAAACATCAAACGGCTAAAGACCTAATAATAAAACAATATAAATAATAGTATACTGTTTAGGAAAGAATTATGGCAAGAGTAACTACAAGATCTGGATTGGTTGAACACGCATTAAGAGCGTTGGGTGCCCCAGTAATAGAAATTAACGTAGACGAAGATCAGGTTGAAGATCGAATTGATGATGCGCTTCAGTATTATCAAGAGTATCATTCAGACGCTGTTGTTCGTACCTACTACAAGCACCAGTTAACCGCTGTGGATATAACTAATAGTTACATCTCAATCCCTGACTCAATCACTTCCGTTGTGAGGTTATTAGATCTAGGTATGGGTGGTTCTTCAGAGGCTCTATTCAACGTCAACTATCATATGCGTTTATCCGATATGATGACTATGAATACAAGCTCTAAAGGTCTTCAGCTATACGCTCAAAGAACAAGCCACTTAGCTCTATTAGACGATAGATTAAACTCTACAGAATTACTAAGATTTAACCGTCACGTAAACAGACTACATATAGACGAAGGGTTCAACGACCTTAAAGGTTCTGTGTGTTCTAACGTGGCTTATACTACTGAATCTACATGTACTGCGGCTGGTGAAACTTGGACTGCTGGTAACTGGATCATTATAGAAGCTTATCAGATTGTAGACCCTGAGACATATACTGATGTTTACAATGACATGTTCCTTAAGAGATATGTTACCGCCCTGATTAAACGTCAGTGGGGGCAGAACATGAGTAAGTTTGAAGGTATGCAGCTTCCTGGAGGCGTTACAATGAACGGCTTACAAATCTATCAGGACTCTGTGGAAGAAATTAATAAGCTGGAAGAAGAAATGCAGGCAGCTTGGATGTTGCCTGACGATTTCCTTATGGGGTAACTGATGGCCACTAATGTATACTTCAGCGGTTCAGTAAAAAGCGAACAAGGCTTATACGAAGACCTTATTATAGAGTCTATCTCTATCTACGGACAGGACGTTATATACGTCCCTAGAACACAGATAGCTGACGACTCTATATTAAACGACACATATTCTAAATTCGACGACGGCTATACAGTTGAAATGTATATCGAGAACGTTGATTCATTCGAAGGTGACGGAGATCTACTATCCAAATTTGGATTAGAGATTCGTGACCAAGCTACATTCATTGTGGCTAAACGTAGATGGGAAAAGCAGATTGGTCTATATGACAGCGATGTCAGACCGATGGAAGGTGACTTAATATACCTTCCTGTAACTAAGGCTTTGTTTGAGATTAAATTCGTTGAACACGAGCAACCATTCTACCAATTACAAAACCTTCCTGTATATAAACTACAGGCTGAATTATTCGAATACTCTAATGAGTCTCTTGATACAGGTATTGAAGGTATTGATTCATTCGAAGCTACCAACTCAGACTTATACACTTACTGGGTTAATGCTGGAACGGGTGATTATACTGTAGGCGAAACTATAACTCAATGGACTGGAGTTAACGATGACCTCGGAGCTCCTATCAATATATTGGGCGAAGTTGCTGCTTGGGAGGACTTAAGTGCTACCACAGGTAACTTGACTATCGTATCTCACGTAACATCGGACGGTAAGTTTAGAGAATTCTATGTATCAGCGGACGCTACTAAGCAACTTGTAGGTACTGAATCTGGTGCTCAATACGATGTACAAGAGATAAGAACATCTGTTGAAGGTTACGGTAGTGACTTCGAGACTAACGAAGCGTTCGAGACAGCAGCAGATTCTATTATAGACTTCACGGAGGACAATCCTTTCGGGATGCCATAATATATGTTTACTAATCATTTTTATAACTCAAGTACACGCAGAACTGTATCGGTATTCGGTTCCTTATTTAATAATTTGGAAGTTGTTAAGACCGATTCGGCAGGTAAGGTTCTACAGAAGATTCAGGTTCCTTTAGCATACGGACCAAAACAGAAGTTTTTAGCTAGGGCTAAAGACTTAACAGATCCTAAGATGGCTATCAAATTGCCTCGGATGTCTTTCGAGATAACCGATATGAGCTATGATGGCGCTTCTAGGGTAAGTAAGAACAAGAAGTATACAGCCGTTGATGTTACTGATACGTTAAAGCTTAAGACGTTGAGTTCTCCTGCTGTATATAAGGTAGGGTTTGAGCTTAACATAATGTCTAAGAATCAAGACGATGCCTTACAGATATTAGAGCAAATACTACCTAAGTTCCAACCTGATTATACTATCACCATTACAGATATTCCTGATATGGGTATTAAATCGGATGTTCCTATTGTATTAACAGGCGTTACTCTAGCTGACGAATACGAAGGTGACTTCCTTTCTAGACGAACTATAATCTATACATTGACGTTCGAGGTCAGAGTTAAGTATTACAACGGTATTGGGTCATCTAAGAAGATCACTAACACCGAAGTGTATTATAAAGACACAGACTCTCAAGCTAACATCGAATCACAAAAGGTCGATGGAACAACTACACCATATACTGAAACAATTGACTTTTTTAATGAGTGAACACTATGAGTGAACATATTGAAGACGACTATACCCACATACGAGACGAATTATACAGCCTAACTACCCAAGGCAGGGAAGCTATTGAATTGATGTTGGAAGTCGCTAGAGAATCTGAGCATCCGAGAGCGTTCGAGGTGCTAGGGCAATTAATTAAACAAAATGCTGATATATCTGAAAAGATAATGAAGCTGCAGAAGAGTAAGAAAGAAGTTGATAATGTTACCGATAATACTCCCCCTGCTCTTGGTGGTCCAGATGTTGTTAATAATAATGTCTTTATAGGTTCAACTGCTGAACTACAAAAAATGTTACGTGATGAGATAGTGATTGAAGATGCTGAGAATATTCATAGGGTATGACGAGGTTGAATCGGTTGCTTGGCACACTTTAGTTCATTCAATATATCGTCACGCAACCCAACCTGTATCCATAACACCCATTAACACCAAAAACCTTCCTATGTTCACACGGGAATTGGACGATAAACAATCCAACGCATTCTCGTTTTCTAGGTTTCTTGTACCTTACTTAAGTGGATATACAGGATACGCTATATACATGGACTGTGATATGTTATTGCGGACGGATATCTATAAAGTAATGGAAGAGATAGATCCATCCAAGGCAGTATCCGTCGTTAAACATAATTACACTCCTAAATCGACTGTCAAATACTTAGGTAAGACACAGTACGATTACCCGAGGAAAAACTGGTCTTCCTTTGTTGTCTGGAACTGCGGTCATATCTCCAATAGGAAGGTAACGGCTAATCTAGTTAACAACGCAGGTGGTGCTCACTTACACAGATTTAAATGGTTGGCTGATAAAGAAATTGGTAAGCTCGACGTTAAATGGAATTGGTTAGTAGGTGAGTATGACGGAGAACCAGAGAACGTCTGTAACGTACATTGGACAGTTTGTGGACCGTGGTTTACTGGCTGCGCTAACGTAGTGACAGGGTATAAAAACGTACCGTTCGCTGGGGAATGGTTTAAAGAGAAAGGATTGATGAATGGCAAAGCCTAATAATTATTTAGGAAACCCTAATGTAAGGGGTGCCGACGTACCACACGAGTGGACTAAACACCAGTTAATCGAATACAAGAAATGTATGGATAACCCTACATATTTCGCTATCACCTATTGTAAAGTTATCCACTTGGATCACGGTTTAGTCCCTTTTAAGTTATATCCTTATCAGGAAGATATGTTCCACCACTTCAACACCAATAGATTCTCCATTGTATTAGCCTGCAGGCAATCAGGTAAATCTATATCGACAGTAGCTTATCTCCTGTGGTATATCATATTCAAGGCTGATCAGGTGGTAGGTATCCTCGCTAACAAAGGCGACACAGCCCGAGAGATGTTAGGACGAATAACGTTGATGTTAGAGAATATACCGTTCTTCCTCCAGCCTGGATGTAAAGCACTTAACAAGGGTTCTATAGAATTTTCTAATAACTCAAAGATTGTAGCAAGGGCAACATCCGCTTCATCTATTCGTGGTATGTCCATGAACCTAGTTTATCTAGATGAGTTCGCGTTCGTTGAGCAAGATGTAGAGTTCTATACCTCTACCTATCCTGTAATATCATCGGGTAAGACTACCAAAGTTATCATTACATCGACACGTAATGGTATGAATAACATGTTTAATAAGTTGTACGAAGGTGCTGTTCAAGGTACTAACGACTTCAAACACTTCAGGGTAGACTGGTGGGACGTTCCTGGACGTGATGAGGCTTGGAAAAAGCAGACAATAGGTAATACGTCAGAACTTCAGTTCCGTCAAGAATTCGGTAACGAGTTACTAGGAACAGGTAATACGCTGATTAACGCTGAAACCTTAATGGGTCTTCAGTCTATTGAACCTATATCGGATCATAATCAAGTTAAGATATACGAAGATCCTATCGAAGGGCATACGTATATCATGTTTGTGGACGTAGCTAAAGGTCGCGGACAAGACTATTCGACGTTCAATATT